GTGTACTACTGTGCAGGACCAAACACGACGGTGATGTCAGTGCCAGATCCTGTGGTGACAATAGTAATGCCTTTTGCGCAACGAACGTTGTACTGCATCGAGTCTCCGACGGTTGAGGTCGTATTAATGACCGCAATTGTGCTGCCAGAAGCGGCAGTGTTGTCGTAGACGGTGCAGAGAGTTCCTGCGCTGTTCACTACGATCGTCTGAAGCGAGCATGATCCGTTGTGGACAACGAACGTGCCAGCACCAGAGATGTGCTGATAGTTGTAGCTAGCTGTTGCAGCCATGATTTCCTCCTAAATGGCAAAAGCCAGGACGAGGACTTGCGTCCTCGCCCTGGCCCAAACCGTGACCAACAGGTACTAGTTGTTAGTTCCGTTGACTGCGGCAGTTGACTGCTGCAGACCCTGGATAACACCGTTGTACTGAGGAGCGTAGTTGACGAGCGCACCGTACATGTAAATGCTGTAACGGAACGAAGCGTCGATTACGGGCCAGTTGATGCTCAGGTAGTCCTGAACCATGACGTTTTCCCAAACGTTGGAGACGTTGCTCCAAGACATTGGAAGGGTGTACGAGTTCAAGAACGCCGTACCCTGGGTGAGCCATGGGTGAACTACGCAGCGAAGAATGCTACGAGTGATGGGGTTCTGAATTTCAGAAACCGCAGCACCAGTGCGAACGCCACCAACCTCGTCCTGTGAAAGGAAGAGACGGTAGTTAGTGTTAGCACCTGAAGCAATGACTTCGTCGGCAAGACGCGAGATGTCAGATCCTTCAGCAACAAGTTCTGCTGGGTCAGCGCGGAAACCACCGGTGGTGGAAGCGTTGCCAGTAGCGCTTGATCCGCCGTTCCACATTGCCTCGAGAGCAGTGAACAGAACTTCGTGAGTAAGCGTCGAGTTGACAGACTTGTTGATGTAAGAACCAGTAAACCCGCTTGGGTAAACTGAAGCGTCGGTCGAAGCGTGACCGTCGAGGATCGACAGCCAACCTTCGTAGTCAGTTGACGACGAAGTGCCAGTGTCTGACGCAGGAATCGAAGTGCCTGAGTTAGGAACCGTACCCTGAAGAGTAAAGGTCGTAGCACCGACGTTCGAAGCCATGAGGTAGTAACCGGTGATGGCACCAGGAGCAGAAGCACCAGTGGCAACGTAGATGTTGTACTGGTAAGCACCGCGAACTGGTGAAATCTTAACGTCAACGACCTTGCCAGATCCAAGAGCAACTGAAGCAGCGTTGGTGGTAGCCTGTGAGGTCTCACCAAAGTAGTTCTTTGCAGTTACGAGGACGTACAGGTTGTTGGTAGTTACGCTCAAAGGCGTTTCAACAGAGTTGGCAGTACGAGCAGTCAGCGTAGCGGCAGCGGGCTGGGCAAGTGCCGAGCTGGTGCCAGAAAGCATCGTGTACTCTTCACCCAACATGAACTCCTGAAGCAGAACCAAGTTAGCAAGAGCCGAAATGTCTTCGAAGCCCTGACCAGCGAACTGGGCAAGCCACGAGAGCGATTCGCTCATACCAAAGAACTGGTAAGGAATGTTGAGGTCAAGCGCAGTCTGCGAACCTGATCCTGGAATGTTGAGGGGCCAGTTTCCACCGATCGTCTGACCAGAAGGGATTTCAGAAATCGAAATACGCTTGTTGGACAAACCAGTCTGTGAACCGCTAATGGCGGTTACAAGCTTGGCACGGTGTGAAGTACCCTGACCAGCAACGCGCGGAACCTTGTTACGCAGCGGTGAGTAAACAGGGTAGATCAGTCGTGACGGAGCAACAAGGTCGAATGGTACGAAACCACTTGACAAAGGCGAAGAAAGCGTAATGTTCTTACCGAGTTCGGCAGAAAGAACGCTCTGCAGTTCGCCAACCAACTGACCGTAGCCAGGGTTGTTGCCCTCGGTCATGAACAGACCGAACTGTGAGGTAAATGCAGGGTTGATGCTCTTGCGTACTGAGTCAGGGTTGCCGATCGAGTTCTTTACAGAAGTGCGAAGTGCCTTTTCTGCTTCGTAAGAACGCTTGAAGATTTCGCTGTCGTCGGTAAGTGGCTGGTTGCCACCGACCTTAGCGAAACCAGCACCCTTGACCAACGAAGGCATACGGCCCGTGATCATGTCAGATGCGCCCGAGTAGCGAGCGGCGTCTGCGGTGTCAATGTTTGCCAGAAAACTCCTTAAAGTTTTTTGTAGTAGGGATTACTGCTGTTCGAAAGCCACGCGCTCGCGCAGCTTCTGAAGTTGACCTTCAGCGCGCATGCGAAGTTCTGGGTTACCAGACTTGGCGAGTGATTCGAGGTAAGTTACCTCGTCTTTCAACGCGTCCTCGGCTGACTTGCGAAGCAAGTCTGCTTCAGTGGCTGACTTCTCGACTGCACGCTCCAGCACCACCGTGCCCCTTACCGGGGCCTTGGCAGGATCTGGCTCGCTTGCGAGCTTTTCAACCTCCGACTGAACGGCACTGAGAACACCGTCAACAGCGTCAAAACGCTCCTTGGTGTGGGCTTCAATGAGTGACTTAACAATCTCATTGAGCTTCTCTGTGTCGATTAGAACCTGACCGTCGCCATCAGTAGTGACAGCAACAGTTTCTTGTACAGGCGCTTCAGTTGCGGCAGGTGCGTCGCTCTTAATAAGCGTTGCTTCCTGTGCCTTAAGCAACTTCTTTGCCTTCTTGATCTTCTTTGCCTGCTTGAGAATCTTCTTCTCAGCCTTCGTAAGCGAAGGCGTAGCACCAGCGGCGATTGGCTTCATTGATCCGTCAGTGTCAACAGTCTGAACACCAGCGTATGAAATACCAGCGCCCTGGTCCAACGAGCAAATCGTTGGGTAGGCAGATGAAATGTGGTCGTGCAATGTAGCAAGCGCGTTCATTGCCGAGTCAGCCGTGGCTTCAGCAATGCGGTCAGCCGCAGTTGCGTTAGTAGGCGTTGGTGATCCGCTGCTCTCAGGTGAGTCGCTTTCACGACCCTCAGTGATGAGGTCACGAGTAAAGTCGTTTCCGTCGATCGTTGAGTTAGAAACAGGAATGCGTGGCTTAGCGCCAGTCGAGTTCAGCGGTGCGCGACCAGTCGTCACGTATGAACGCTGGAACTGTCCGGGGGTAATGCTGCCGGGAGTTGGGTGAGCCGACGGATAGGCGTCAGCGAATGCCTTGTGCAATTCAGCGCGTGCGGCAGCAACTTCAGATTCGTCCATAAACGAAAGCATCTGAGCAGATCCGACTGCCTTAGCAAGAGCAGCAATCTGCTCAGGCTCACCGTCAACAGCGATAGCGCTGAGAAGGGTGCGAATTACTTCAGGCTGAAGAACTGCCTTGTATCCAGTAGATGCAACAGAAGGGTGCGCAGCCTTGACAACATCGTCAGAGTATGCTTCGCAGATCGCGTCGTGAGCGCGACGAAGAGCGTACGCAACACCATCGATTGACTTCGATACGGTGTCGTCGTCGTCGTCGTCGTCGTCGTCGTCGTCGTCACCAGATTCGTGCGCTGCGTTATCCTTAGCCTGCGCCTCTTGGGCATCATCAATGGCATCAGCGGCATCGTCTAGATCTTCGGTGACTTCTTCATCAACCTTTGGGACCTTGCCCTTCTCGACTTCAGGCTCCACGGTCTTACCCATGCACTTTTCGCAGCCTTCGCCCTTACAAACGTCGCACTCAGTGTCAACGCCCTTAGTAGTTGTTTCTTCGGACATACGTCCCTCCTCGTCAGTTCGACGCTTGATGATTGTGCCAATCGGCGTCAATGATTTTTCAAGTTTCTTAATTTCAGTCTTTGAACGCTTGATGATGTTGAACTTTGCTGTAGGCAAAGCAGGAAAGTCTACAATTGAAACTTCCGAAAACACACCGTCGGTTACGCGTCCTTGCTTGGCAACTTGGTCGCGAATAATACGCGGCTTAGAAATGCCAACACTGAATGCGCTGTAAACGCCCTCTTTTACGAGCTTTACAGCGCCCGGTTCTACGATCCGAGCCGTCAGATAAACACCTTCAGGGCGAGTGGTGTCGATTTGGATCGCCTTGCCCGCAGGTGGAAGATTGGTCGAGTGCATTTGACGAACGTTGCCGAACGTCGAGGCCCACTGCGCAAGGCCCTTACGAGAAAAATCAAGGTCGATGATCTGGTCATCGAGGTCAACTTGATCGCTGGTACATAGACCAGAAACGATCACACTGCCGTCAGGCTGTTCTTCGGCTTTCGTGATTGGGATACCAACGACAACGTCGCCACCAGCTTCAACTACAGCTTCATCAAAAATGTGTGCCAAAAATCTCCATGTTGGTTGGGCGTGATTCTCGAATACTCATCATACTACTTTTGCATGCGCAAAAGTGCGTTGGTGTCATACGACGTAATAGCTCTAACAATAGCACGAGCGATCATGACGGATTAGAGGCCGCTTCGAATTGAATACCGTTGTCTCCTGCGTACGGCAAGTGGTGATCCACGTCGCCTGTGAAGATCTCGAGCGGAATGCCGTTTGGAAATGCCGCGCAAGCAAATGGGTTCATTTTAGACTGATGTACGCACTTGCCGCAGATGCCAACAATGTTAATCGGATCTGGCTCAGCTTCTATTTCCTCAAATCGAGACTTCATTTTTATCCTTTAAGCTTTAGGCGTGCCCATGAATCCTGGGGTAATTGGCTTCGGTATGGGGTTGCTCGGTGGGACTACAGTAACATCAACCGTGTAGCCGCCGTAGCCGTAGTGAATACCTGTGACAATGTACTTTAAGTTACGACCCAGCATAAACTCGTCTTCTGTCGAGTGGTAAGAAATAGACTTAACGTTTGCCGCTGGCACGCCGGGCGGCGTTGTGATTCGAAGGTCTGTTGCATTAAAAAGATTTACTGGCATTGTGTTGCCGTTGAACGCGTTCATTCCTTGAACACCATCAGCCTTTACTCGTTCACCGAGATCGTACGCAGATTCGCCAGGCTTTGCGTCAAAACCAAGACCTAGTATCTGCTCATTAATAGCCGTCGCCATGTGATTGCTCCAAGATCCAGTAGAAAATGAAGACGACGGAAATCCCTCGTCAGTGAGAACGGTTCCTATTTTTAGATCTTTAGGATCAATTTTCATACCAGTTGCTGCGTTACGTATTGAGTTAAGTCCATTAGCCAATTTTCTCGTCGTAACAACAGTTTGCGTAGTTAGATTACGCGAGAACGCAAGGTCCATCAGATTGATAGCGTTAGCGGTGTCTCCATTTGCCATTTGGTATCCACGAAGAACACCGTTAACAGCTGAGTAGTCACCGTCTGTGTAACCCTTAACCGCTTGTTTTTCTTCTGGGGGGACGTTGTCCCAATTGGCTTTTAGCGCCGCTTTCTGCTCACTTGTAATTTTTTCAAAATTCGCTGCAAATGCACGTAGCCATTCGTTTGTTTGCGGCATCGTACTGGCGATAAGCGCACCAGTATTGACGGCTGCGTCAGCTGTTGCAGATGCGCCGAAGTCAATGTTATGAGATCCGACGAACACAACTGAACTAAGTTTTGCAAGTTTTTCTGCTTGCAGAGCCGCTGCTTTTGCTTTTTCTTCAGCTTCTTGCTTTGCCTTCTGCTCGTCGGCGTACGTTTTTTGCGCAATGTTGTAATCAGCGGCAGACATGTGCAAAACATCGTCTGGCTTAAACGTGTACGCGTGTGAATCGCCGTTCGGCTTTACTGCAGCAATACGAACTTGTCCGTCAGGCTGCGTAGTAACTTCTGTGACTTTCATTGCGCCATCAGGTGTGGTGATTGGCATGCCAATAAAGGCTTCTGATGGTTTGACGTCTGTAGAAAGGAAACCTTCAGGGAACACAAACTTATCAGCTGGAGCAAAGTTAATACTTCCTGATGTTTTTAGGTAGTCGTAATTAACGTTTTGCATCGATCCGTCTTCTGTTTTCAACGTTATTATTTGCGCGCTACCACTCATGGTTGGTGCTGTGTTTTTTATCGCAGATACAACAAATCCTCTAACACGAACTTGGTAGCCATTGTCAGTGAGAACTTTGTTTCCATTTTCGTCAACTATCGGCACGCTTGCAAACACGCCAATTTGATTATTTGAGATCAAAGGCGTCCCGTACGCAAGCGCAGGCATGGCGCCCTTGAATGGAACGCCTGTCCGAATAAGTGATCGGTAGTAATTTATCTGACCGGATTTCACGTCTACATTTTCGCCAGTCTTTACATTTTGCAATGTAAAAATGTCTTGGTAGGGATTGTCTGGGTGGTCAGGATCAACTACCTCAGTGCGCCCAACAACTCTGTAGACTGCTGAAGTAGAAAACTTCGAGGCTAAAGTCGTGTTTAGTTCGAGCTTAAACGCTTTACTATTATCGCCAATTGCATTTACTAGCATTTTGTAGTCAGGAGCACTGCGATTTCCTGCGTAGTAGTACTCTTTACTCTTTGTTGCGCGAATCCATAATTTCTCTTCAGACGGCACTTTAGTTGGCTTGCCAGTTGTTGGCTTGCCTGCGCCAGCTGGCTTTCCAGATCCTGTTGGCTTTTCGCCTGTTGTCACATTCGACTGACCGCCGAGCTCAGGCACCTTTGATCCGTCGAGTGTCGCGCCGTAGGCAGAGAGAACTTTGCCCGGAGACATGATGACGTTCTTTGTTTTTCCGTCTTGCATTTTGATTGGTACGCGAATGTACTGAGGTTCTTTTGGATCTTGGTATGGGTCTTTTGTGACCGTAACTTTTCCGTACGTCGGGTGGTCAAACGTGGCACCGGGGTGAAGACCAGACGCCTTGATGTCAATTTTTTCGTCTGGTGCCCAGACTTTCGCTGGTGGCTCAGGTGTTGCTGAGGTTTGTGGCTTAAGACCTGACGCCTTGCTCGGATCGTACGTAGCAGTGTGCGCCGTCACATCTTTGTTAGGCGACATGATGACGTTTTTCGTCTTGCCATTAGGCAACTTAATTGGAACACGAATGTACTGAGGCTCTTTTGCGTCGTTGTACGGCTTACCAACTACCGTGACAGTGCCATACGTTTTGTGCTCGAACGTAGCGCCTTCATACAGATCACCTGCTTTAACAGTGCTTGTTTCAGGCTGTTGAGATGCGGATGCAGCATCACCGCCAGAAGTCCACTCACCGTGCGCGTTTCGAGCTTCGTCTTCGCTGTACTTCGTAATCTGCGGCAGCCATGACTTTTGGACACCTGGTGACCACGGCTTTGCTACCAGAGACTTAAACGAAAATGTGATTGGAAATCGGCGTGAACGCGTGGGCGTCCAAACGTCCTCAACTACCGAGCTCATGCTCGCTCCAGCACAACCTCATCACCGTTGATCTCTGCTACTTGCAGAGTTTCTCCAGGCAAAAGTCGTCCACTAGGCAGATCCGTAACAATCGCGACTGGTCCAGTTGCGGGTCGAATCGAAGAGAACGTAACAACATCTTCGTCAGAGATCAAATCGCCTACCTGAAGC